CTATTTCTGTCGGATCCATTTTTAAGAATATTGAAGATTCCGCTAAGCAGGCGTATAGCAATGTTGTTGGAGCATTCGTAGATAGCCAAGTTGTTCCACTATCGGCTCCGTCTGTTAATGAAGCTGGCCTGTAAAAATAATGTAGTTCAAACGTGTAATTAGAATCAGGAGTAGGAGCAAGAATAAAAGTATCACTGTCAAACTCTCCATAATACTTTGGCCTTCCTGTTACTGAACCAGAAGTTGCTGGTTTGTAAGACCTCATAAAACTGGTTTGTTTTAAATTAAGAAAATGATACGTATCGTTAACTATTACCGCTAAACTAAAAGGGGCTAAAAAATCAGTTGGCATACCTAAATAAGCTCCTCCCGAAGAAGCTGTCCCGGTTACGTTCTTTTTAAAATTATCTAACCAAACTCCTTTTAAAATTCTTTCTTCACCTTGTTTAATAATAGTAGCAAGCGTATCAACAAAAGTAGTTTCAGAACTATCAACGTAATTCTGTATTGCTGTTTTTAATTGACTGTATGTAAATCCTGTTCCTGCCATTATACTGGTCCTGCTGTTACTGTATCACCACCACCTGTAACATCTCCTGTTGTGGCGGTTCCACTAGATGTAAATTTATATTCATTATCATCTACTACTGTTATTGTATATCCACTTGCGCTCTCAAGTACAGTAGTTGTTATTCCATCAAACGCTTCCGTAGATCTAAATCTAACTGTATCACCAGTAGTTCTGTTATGTTTAAACTCAGTTACAGAAATTATACTGTTCGCACCTGCATCTCCACTCCGAAATGGATTCAATGGTAATAAAGTATTTGCTGGTCCTACAGAAGCTAAAGGTCCTCCACCCCTTATTCCTGTTGTTCCTGTCCCTGAAGTAGCCGTAAAAGTATAGGTATCGTCATCAACTTTAGTTATTGAGTACCCATCAGGATCTTCCAAAGTTGCTGTTGTAAATCCATCAAAATTTTCTGTTCCTCTAAAACGTACTTTATCCCCCGTTGATTTTCCATGGTCATCTTGAAACACTTTAATGACTGCACTTCCTTGTGTAGTCAAAAAAGGATTATTTGTTAATAGTGCTATAGCAGAAGGTTCTGTACGATCTGGTCTTGGATTTAATATAGCTTCAGGATCTGCTCCAATTGGTGGTGGATCTAACTGGGGCTGTTTAATATCAAAACATTCAGGACAAGCTTTATAGCCGTCCCATTGTTCTTGTAGTTGTTTAAGTCGATACCGTTGACCACAAGTATCGCATATTCCCCATGTATATTTTCCTGCTGCAAAGGCCATTTAAACCTTCCTTAAAGTATTTGTCTAGGAGGTAAGAATTTTGAACTTACTGAATCAATATCTTCAAAAGCTGCTCTATCAAATTCCTCATCATACACTTGCTTCAATAACTGTATTCTATCTGGAGCTCTTTTCATAGCTAAATAATAAGCTAGACCTGCTGTCATGCAAGGTAAAAACCTAAACACAGTCTCCATGTTATTAGTATAGTCTCCTGCATCTTGCATTCTAGTCAATGCGTAATAAGAAATTACATCAGTTGAATTTTCAGGAGTAGGATAAACATACACTCTGGGGGTTATGTGCCTTTCTAAAAAAAATTGTGTAGGTCTACTTTTAGTAGTTTTATCTGGTGTATAAAGATAATCAGATCTACTTATTCTTTGTAATTGATAATCTGTGCTATCACGTTGGATAACCGCAGAAGTAATATCAACTATATCGGTTCCAAGATCATAATAATTAGTTCCTTCTGTAACTGTAAAATTACTTTTAGTAATTAACCATTGATTAAGACCTCTATTCGACCATTCAGCAATAAGTAAATTTAACGAACGACGTGCAGTCTCTAAATCGTACCCAGTACGAAGTTCAAGACCGCATCGTTCGTATGCTTCCTCAATAAGTTCGTCTACACTAAGATCAAATGAAGTGGTTTCTGAAGTAGCCATTTCTAGCCGCCATACATTTTTTTAGATTTTTTCTTAACCTTACCGCCGTCTTCGTAACCTAAAACTTCACCACCACCCATGTAACCTTTGGTGCTTTTGCTCCAATCTTGGCCACTTTGGATAGCTCGTCTTCTATTTGTTAATCCTGGCATTGTATCTCCTAATTATAATATGCAACAAAAAAGTCACAATTAGTTAAAGCCACATAAGCACCTTCTTTAAAATAACACCCCATGTTTGGTATGTAGTGATCGAAAGCTTCGTTCGCTGCTGAACCAAATTTAAACTGGGCTATTATTCTTGTGCTACTAGCACTCGTACCATCATAAATGATGATAGTTGCGTCGGCAGCACTAGATTGAGCCTGTATAGACTGGATTCTTAGCGAACCTAAATTTGTGGCCGTTCCTGCTCCAGAAGAGCCTATATACCCTTGTAACTGACCTGAACTTGTTAAAGGGACGGATGCTTTTACGTCTGATCCCATGTTAGTCTCCTATTATGCGTCAGCAAATGGTGTTACTAAAGTTCCTGAACCTAAAATGATTCCTTCAACTGCGTATTTCGCAGAAGCCATTGCAGTTACTTTTACGATACTGCCAGCTAGTCCACCTTTAGTTGAACCATTCATAGTGATTACATCATTAGATGCACCAGATATAAATGTTTTACCTGTAGCGTCAGTTACGCCAGTGTAAAGACCACCTACAAACTTATCTGTTCCATCCGTCTTAATGTCCATATCAGTAGCTGCTGTTTCTACTACAAAGAAGAAACTTGCACCTATGTTATTGGTTTGGTTTGGATCAGTAGAGTCACTAGGAGTAGTCGCTACGATTGAAGGTAAAGTAAATTTACCGTCTGCATCGTTACAAGTAAGAACTTTACCTGCGTGTGAAGCTACTGTAAGTGAAGTGTCTGCGGTTAAGCTAACAAAAGCTGAAGTACCTGCTGATATAAATCCAGCCAATGATCTGACTGGTCCTGAAAATGTTGATTTAGCCATTTTTTTCTCCTAACTAAATATGTTACACCATCTTGGAGTGAGTCTGCCGAGTCAGTTGGTATAACAAATTATCTCGGTATGAGATTATCGTATCAGAAAAAAATAGGTGTGTATATAAAAGAAAATAAAAGTGCCGGGTTGAGTTAGAAACCCCCGGCAAGGTTCCATTAATCTAGTCGCTTATTACGCTCCAGGGCTACCAAATACCGCACGGGGGTCAGACCAACCGAACGAGTATCTTTCTCTAGCCTTGTACCTAACATTACCAGTGTCAAAATCAGCTTCCATTGAAGTTCTAATTGGTGAACGGTTAAACATTTTAAAGCCGTTCGGGCAATCAGTCTTAATGAAAAAAGCATCGGTGTCAGTTAGATAATGATTAACAGTGTAACCTTCTGGGACCATGCCCATGTTTCTTACAGCATTAATGTCATTATCTGACGTTCCAACTCTGCCTGGAGATTCCAACAATCTGTCAGCTACGAATTGCAACTCTTTAGGAATAATTAACTTAGTTCCTTGAAGAGCCACTTTCAAACCACGCTCATCAGTAAATCCAGCAATATCAATTAATGCTTGTTCCAGTGAAGTTTCACTCAGATCAGCAGACGTTGAAAGTTCGTTACGCAGATTAGGACCACCCACAGTTGGGTGATCTGTCGCGCAAAGTTCTTTCCCGTCACCGCCTGGGTAACTTGAACTGAAAGCATTATTTAATACAGCAGCAGATTTTACTTGTTTCGTATTCGACATACTTCTTGCAAGCGCTCTTGTGTACCTAGCCGACAATCTGTCGTATAGGTTATCTTCGACCGCTTCTTCAGTGATGCTGAATGCTAAAGCTATGGTTTCGTGGGTGTAACGTGATGTGAAAGCTTCTTGAGCTTGGTCAAACGCTACGCCTGCTCCTTCTGACTTAACTGGTGCTTGGTCAAAACCTGTAAGCATTACTTCTTCCTCGAAGGCACGATCAGAACTTTCAACGTCATAAATTTCTTCATGTTCGTTGTCATATCTGTCGTACTCAAGTCCGAACAATGCGTTCAAGCCTGGAAGTAATTCTTTGACTAATTGTGCTCTACTAATTGCCATTTAAGTTACTCCTTATGTACCAGCCACTGGACCTCTATAAGCGTGCTCATTAATCAAAACGACTAAGTTAGCATTATCCGCTGTAAGGTCCCCGTTAGTGTCATCTTGGACTACGCCCACAATCTTTAGTTGAAGTGCTTGTGTAGTTGCTATTGTGCTAGAGTCGAGTTCGCGAGTAGCAACGCCAGTTGTTGTACTACCACCAATACCGTCAGTGTCAGCATTTCTGCCAATACATGTTACGGCTGAAGCACCATCCGCTTGAACAACAAACAATTGGTTAGGGTCGTCATAGATATAAGCTTCTATAGCTCCGCTACCAAGTGCCGTTGTAGATGCTGGATAGTAATTCTTAAAGGTAGGAGTTCCGTCAGTAGCAACGTAATATACATGTGATAAAACACCAACGTTATTAGCAGAACCAGCTGCTGATCTATTGATGTAACCACCTGCAAATATACAAAGATCACCTTGGAATATGGAAGTACCATATCCACTAGGATCAATATTGTATTTATTTGCTTGCTGAACGGCTGAACCGACATTGAGTCCCTTATAAGGGGCTAAGCCAAAGGCTTTGTCTACATTTGCCATTTCTTTTCTCTATTTCCAAGAATTAATATAAAGAACTCTTAGTTACTTGAACCTTGAGTTCCGCCAATTGTTACGCGAGACTGTCTGTCTGGTCTGTTTATGGACATGCTAGGGTGTTGACCATCTTTCATCATATCGTTATCTACAGCATCCATCTGACTTTGCGTTTTTTTCGCAAAATAGTCAGCTCTCTCCTGTACAGTTTCGAGAGGAATCCTACATAGGATCAATCCACCAACGCCTATTACTCCTTCAAACTTACCTTCATCAACAGTGGGAGAATCGAAGTTTGGGTATTCATCTGCTCTCACAGGCTCCCAACCTTCACGAAGTCTAGCCATGACGTTTTTTGAATCATCTTGGCCTCTGATTTCCATTCTTACCCAACGATGAATGTAACCTTCTGGGGGATTAGGTGCATCCAAAGCAGACGGGGGTGCCCAAGGTTTTCTCACTTCTTGTTTGTCGCGAGTTTGGGCTTCGCGTGGTTGACGATTTTCGTCACTTTTTTTATTTTTATCAGTCATTTTTACATTGCTCCACGTTATTCAACGTATTTCGCGTACTCTTCTAAAGGCACACCCAATTTATTTGCTATTGCAACTTGTGAGGGTGTGAGTCTCACAGTTTTGCGCCCTGGCTTAGCACTTCGCTTTGCTGGTGCCACCGCTTGGGCGGGACGGTTCGCTTGTGGTTGTTCCTCAAATTTATGAGGAAATTCCGTACGAATCCTTTTATTTATCTCATCATAATACTCATTGCTCGTTGGGTCAAACCCTTCGTTAAGTAAATCTTGATGAAAAACAAAAGAAGTCATTGTCATAGCCCTATCATTTCCGAACCAAGAATTTTCTTCAGCCCACTCTTGGGCTTTAGGATCTGGCTCTGAATATTGTTGAGGTTGCGCAGTAACTTCCTTTGGTAAATCCTGTGGTGTATGAATTTGTTCTGTCTTTGCAGAACGCTCTTGGTTTAAAGCTTGTACACGTTGAGCCTCAACCGCAAGAGCTGCTAATTTTTGTTGTGCGTTAGTTTGTGCATCGATGTCTGATTCTTCGTTTGCTTTTTTTAATATATTCTTTGTTGCTTCGGTTTCAGCAGTAATTCTATTTGCTTCTGCAATAATATAATTACCATCTATATTTTGTTTTTGTTCTTGTAAGGTTTTATTTTCGGTTTGTACATTCTTTGCGTATTCGGTTGCTGCTTTCTCTCTTCGTTCTGATTCCCTTAGTTTGGCAGTAAGCTTGTCGATACGTTTCTTTACATTTTTACTGTATTCTTCGTGTTCGTCAGCTTCTGCAACTGCGGGTTCGGGTTCAGATTCAGGTTCAGGTATTACTTCCGCAGCACCTTCATCACCTAATACAGGTTTAACAGGTTGCTGGGGATCAATAGGTAAAGCTGGATCTTCGTCTATATCAACGTCTACTTCTGGACCAGTATCATCTAAAGGTACTGATTCGTCAGCAGCATTCATATTTAGTTTATGCTTTGGCATGGTCATTCTCCATGGTTAAAATTGATGCAGAATTGCTTCTGGGTCTGGAACTGTTGCAATGATTTCATCATCATTCAACAACTTTATTTCTCCGCCTTCTATGTGAATCCTAGATCCTGCGTATCTTCCTATCAATACCCAGTCTCCCGGTTTACACCAAGGTCCGGTAGAAAATCTTTCTCCGTCGTACGCTTGTGGTCCGACTTTTAATACATAGCCAAGTAGGGTACTTACTTGTTGTCTCTCAACAGTTTCATTTGTAAGTACAATTCCTCCGTCTGTTTTTCCTTGGCCTTTGTACGGTAGGATCATTATCCTCCACCCTGTAGGTGAAGGTAATTGATCCAAGAGTTCTGAGTTCAACATATCAGGATCTAACGTCGTAGCGTCGTCTTTTTTCTTCCCTGATTTATATACTTTTTCTAAAGCCGCTTTATCTTCTTCAGCTTCTTTCCATTTTTCTTCCATGGCTAAATTGCTTGGATTAGGCATCGTGCATCTCCTGATTTTTCATTAATTGTCGAATGTCTTCGCGAACGTGATTTAGCGCCTCGATGTGCCCAGTAAGATTCCTATAATGCTCCCAATCTTTTACTTCTCCATTGGTCATCATTTCTTGGATTTGCTGTTCTTTTTTATCTATGGCGCGCAGTACAGCGGTCGCGAAGTGTAGTGTGTCTATGTCATTGTCCTCGGTGCTTGATAAGGTGCAGGGACGGGTATAGATGTTATACCGCCCATGTTAGGTACTCCAGCAGCGCCATACGGATTGTTTTGGTACTGCCCACTTTGGTAAGGGTTATAGCCTACGGCTGGTTGCCCTATTAAATAATTCTGTGTCATTTCAGCTGTTCGTTCTTGTCTTTGTTGTTCTTGCTGTTGTTGTTGTTCGGCAGCTGCTACTTGTTCCAATTGCATCTGTGCAATAAGATCATTTAACTGAGTCATAAAATCTGGTTGTTCATCGGTAAGTGTTCTTCCAAGCAATCCTCCACTATCGTTTGTTGCTGTCGTTGGAGTTGCGTATTGTACTTGTGGTCCAAACATAGTCTGTAAAGACTCTAAATTTTCTTCTCTACTGCCTAAAAATTCAGATATATCTATTCCATTATCAGTTCCTAGTGGAAGTTGTTCACCAAGTCTGTTTGTATCCAATATAGCATTGTCCATGGTCGGTTGACCATTGCCCACGGCTGTTTCGACAGCAACGGTTACAGGATCTTGCATCATTTGCATTTCGCCTTCTCTAGCCATAACACTAGCCAGTGCTTTTTCAATTTCTCTGTCTATATCTGTATCCATATCAGAGATGCCTGACTGTGCAATGGGTGACACAGGATCAGGCATCAAAATCGTTTGCATTTCTACAGGTAAATTAGCCATCGCGCTTTGTGCAACTGCGTTAGGTGCTATTGGTGCAACTGGACTCGTAGGAAACTTTGCCATACTTACAGGTGCCATTGGTGCAATAGGTAAAATAGGAGCTTTTGCAAGTCTAGGTGACGGAAGTGCTTCTTCTCTTATAAGTTCTCTGAATTGTCTTGTGTTAGGTATCCCACCGAGTCTACGCATTAGTCTTTACTCCCCGACTTTTTCTCTTGTCTAATTCTTTCTCTTTCGGCTCCAACTTTCATAGCTGCTATATCTTCTTGTGATTTTAACTTCTCTTCTTCCGATTGATCTTTCTGTTTAAGCTTGGCTTTATCAAGGTCAATCTTTTTCTCTGCGATCATCTTATCATCTTCATTTTCTTTTGCACGTATTTGTAACTCTTGTTGTTTTAGAGCTACAACACCGTCATCAGGAGGAGTCATGATTTTTTCTAATCTAGGTAGAATTTTTTCAATTATATCTAGTTCAAGTTGTGCCTTCAAAGCCTCTTTAGCTGGGTTAGGTGGAGGGGGTTGCATCATGCCTCCTTCTTGCATTTGTGGTATTTGTTGCATAGGTGGTTGTTGTTCAGGCATTTGTAAATCAGCTTGATTTTGTGCTTCTAATGATACGTGTTCAAAAATATGCGACACAAGAATAGGAAGCGTAGTTGGGTTGCTCAGACCTATGCCAGTTTCTAAAAAGGATAAATGCACTTCAATATGTATTTGATGTGCTTGGTCAGGGAAAGCCACAAGAGGCATTCCCATTAGGGCAGCACTATTCTCACTTGCTGGATCCATTGGGGCGGGAGGTGGGGGATCCGGGGCGAATAGTGCTTCAATATTTTCTGTCCCTAATGCTTGATACATTCTTCTGTAGGATTCTTTAATATTATGAATCTCAGGATTACTTTGTACCAGTTGTAATTCTTGTTGCGCTAACGTAATTCTCTGACTCATAGAGAAAAAGTTAGGATCACTGACAGGGATAACATC